CCTGACTTACCAAAGCGAGTAGTGACACCGACAGGACGAAAAGCAGCAGCTTCAGCAGCCTGTTGAGCAGCAGCAGTATTGGCATTAGCAATGTTCTGCTGTGCGCTCTGTGCTTGATTGGCCGCATACATGGTGCCGAGGACGGGGACTGCCGTTTTAGCAATCGAACCCCAGTCCCAAGTGGTAGGATCAGAGAAAGACCAATCTGCCATATTAATATACTCCGCCTGCAATGGTTGCGTTTAATGTGCCTGTAACAGTTAAGTTAACTGCAGTAGCCGTACCCGTGAGAGCAGGACTATCTTTATCAGCTTTAGAATTCACTGCTGCTTGCACAGCGGTAAACTCAGAGTCAATTTCAGTGCCTTTAACCAGCTTGTTAGGATTCCCTGATGCCAAAGAGTCTTTAACAGCAAAGTCAGTTGCTTTTGTGTAATTTGCCATAATGATTACCTAATCCGTCCTGCTTTTACATAACAATCAAGTTTCTGTAAAGAGATTTCAAAATCATTGATTTCTGTCTCAATACCAATCTGAAGAACATTACCAGAACCACTTGCTTGAATTTTCTTGTTATCAAACACAACACCGGCAGTATACTCACCGATGCCGTACTCAGCTACTCCGTACTCTCCGATGTTAATGCCACCAAGTTCAATGACTCTAGAGAGATAGCTAGGGCTGTAGTCGAAGCCATACTTGACAACAACATCAGCACCATTACCACCCACGAAAGTGGTATTGATCTTCTTAAGAATCTTGATACTTGAAGGACTACCAAAGTCAAAGTAGTTGGTATAATATTTTAACCGATAAGTGGTGTCTTTGTCAAGATAATTTTGATATTTTCCAATAAAACCTGACTGTCCAAGTAACAATTCTTTACTTCTTGTGTAGCAAAAAGCCCTTGGAGTAATCTGTTGCCATGTAGTCACCCGTGCTGCACCATTTTGGAGCTGTACGCGCATATCAAAACAGTAAACTATATTACTAGTTGGTAAAGACAACAGATAGAAAGCATCTTTGTCGGAATATACAGCCTTAATGTCTGCTACCTGTTCTGCAGAAACATCTTTAATAAGATCGTCCTTGACATTCAAGCTAATCTCTCGCATAGGAGCAGATTTCTCTTGAATTGTACGCATCAAGGAACGTACACCAGTATCAGACAAGAATAGAACATCTCCGCCCGTGACGACAACAGAATCTCTGGCAATACAGCCAACACCGGAGATGGTATCGGATAACGTCAAACCTGCTGGGTCTTGAGCGTTAGAATAAATTAGAATCTGCCTACGACCAAAGATCATTAAGAAGCCGTTGTGCGCAGCTAAAGCAGTAATTTCATCTGCACCATTAGGCCAGATTTCAGAGATATTTAATACTCCAGAAGTACCTGTATTCAGCACGTGACCGGCTAACAAGTCAGAGAACTGTACTGTATTCTTGTCTACAGAAGTATTGGCACTCCATGTACGGCCATAAGCACTGATAACACAGTTAGCATCCTGCACAGAACCTAAGTAACCAGTCTTCTCCGACACCCTGCGATACGTAGTACTACTTACAGCAGGATCAAACACCAGAGGATTATGTCCGGCTTGATACAGATACATAACACCGTTTAACGGAGCCATCTGCCAGTTATTGGCTGAAATCGTAGGAGCCACTCCGCCACCGCCATAGGTCAGCTCAGAAAGCGTAGTACCTACTAGTTTCCATAACTTATTAGCGCCTGCTGCGATGATATAACTATTACCGCTGTTGTCGATCAGTTCGCCAATAGCTTTGATATAGTTACCCGTCAAAGCAGCTACGGTAGTATGCGCAGTGCTCCACCCTTTACGAGCACCAATACGTCCAAATTTATCAATAACACAATTCTGGGCAACAGTAGCATAACCATTATCCAAGCTCACGGAAGAGTCTTGGAGGTTTAGGCCCATAAAGCCCGGAGCTTGAATAGTAGTGGTTAATAACTGTTCTGCCATTTAAGTTGCTTCCCAGATAGTTTCTTCTTTATAGTGATTACGCTCAATAGCCACAGCATCAGCTAAAGCAAGGCGATACATCTGATATGCTTCAGAACTAAGTAGACCTGAATCCTCACCACGCTCAGCAATAGCTTTAGAATAAGCTAACATAGACACGAGATGGTCAGGAACCAAGATACGATCATTGTCTGATGCTAAGTCAGCTTGAGGGATAGTCAAGTTAAAACGAATATTGTATACACCGTCAGGGATAGGATATAAGTCGACCTGAGTATCTCCGTTAGTATCCACGCCGTTGAAGTTATAGTACAGAGGCTCACCTTTTTGAGTATCTGTAATCAGATATTGACGGTTCATCCATGTCGTAGGTGCGTACCTAAGTTCAAAGTCTTTGGTGTCGTTAAGAACATCAATGACTCTGAACCTAGTACGAGAACCAACAAGAACATAGTTGAAGACACCATCGGCAGTCACTGCAGATAAAGTCTCTGACAGTGCGTTCCAGTCGTAAGCATCTTCAATTTCACGCTTAGCATCGTTAACCAAGACACCGACCATAGTACTATACTCAGTGTCATTCACAGAAGTGACTACAGGCTCACGCAAGCGTTTGAGCACATTGTTCACAACGTCTAAATACGTAGCCATGTTTCAATTCCTTAATGTTAATTTACTTACTACCAGATTTCTTTTTGTCTTTGTTTTTCTTAGTACGCTCACCACGCTGAGGCTTAGATTTACCTGCCGAGCTGAGTGCTATGGCGACTGCTTGATCTTGTTCGTACCCTTCTTTCTTGAGTTTACGAATATTAGAACTAACAGTCTTATCTGAGCTGCCTTTCTTGAGAGGCATATCAGTTACTCCAAGGTGTGCCAGAGGCTTGAACAGGGTTCTTCTGAGCCTCAATCTGAGCAGCCACAGCAGCTTCAGTAGCTTCCTTGTCCACGCCAGAGGCCCAGCACCACTCCAGAACAGCTTGCTCTGTCAGGTTGTCGTATGGCACAGAAGGAGAGCCTTCAGACCAACCACAAGTGGCATAGATGCTGGCGCTGTGCTCGCCATCGACTGCGTCTGCACGCCAGTGCGCGGTGGTCACAAAGCCGTCAGAGGTGCGGCGGTCAAGGGAGGAGATGCTCCATTTGATTTCCATGATTATTCCTTTCAGGGATGAGTTGCTTTGTATGCGTCGAACTCCAGCTTGACTTCATCAAGCGAGGCCTTGAGTTCCTGAATTGCCGCTGTGAGGGTAGCCACTAAGAAGCTGGTGTCGATGCCTTGGTAGACAGGGTTGCCTTCTTCATCCACAGCGTCTTTCTCGCCTGTTACGCACTGAGGCACGACTTCAGCCAACTCATGAGCAATGAAACCTTCACCATCAGAGCCGTCTGATTTCCACTTGTAAGTGCAAGGCTTGAGTGCAGCGACTTTTGCCAAAGCACCCGTCATGGGCTGGATGTCTTCTTTCAGGCGGTAGTCGGAGGAAGTGTTGTAGGCGACTGCCGTGGTGCCGTTTTGAGTGATGGAGCCAATAGAGCTCCCGTTGTAATTGAACCGAGCATAAAGAATACCAGACGCTGCCCCGTTTGGATGGCTTAAATCCAAGCCACCTGTATTTGAAGCCCCAAAACAGAAACCGTATGCGTTTGCTGGGCCTTGGCTTGTTTGATTCGCCAGCAAGTTACCGCTGGAGTCGATGCGGGCAAACTCAGTACCGCCCCTTCCAAATGTCAGGTTAGTGGTTGCGGCGATGCGCCAAAAGTTCGTGGTCTTGTCATACAGGCGGATTGCGGCTTCACCTGATGACTCAATATCCAACACATCACCGCTGGCAGAGGTTTTACCAAGCAACAACCTTCCACTCGCATCCAGCGTCATCGCCTGAGTGAAGCTGATGGCGTTGCCTGCGGTGCCGGAGGGGGCGGTGAACCAAGCGTGAGATCCGTCGTTCTGCTGCGCGTAGATTTGAGCAAGCCCGTTAGCTATGTACTTGCTGGAACCATCAAATCGGAAGTTGCGCGAAAGATAAACATCGGAGCCACCGTTATCTGACAAAGCCGCTCTAGCCCCAACTTGAAATGCACGCGTTGTCCAAGCACTCGGCGTCACTCCCAAGCCGAGGTTGCCGCCGTCAGGTTGAAGCACCAAAGGAGCGCCGCCCCCGTATGTGCCAACATATCCAAAAGGAGAGCCGTTATTGTTGGCCCAACCAAGGAAAACGGTGTTGCCAGAAGACTCTGCCTTGCCAACCCCAATAGATGAGGCTTGAGTGCCGGTAAGACCGCTGTTGTAAATCTTGGCTTGAATGCCAGTTCCGCCAGTGATGCCGAGAATCGCCCCATCAAACGTCAGCGCAGAACCAGTGGTCAGGACTT